ATCCCCATTGGCAGTGATATTATTTACATCGGACAAATCACCCCTTACATCATTCGTACCGTTATAGGGCTATCCGTAGATGGTATGTGTTTCCAGTACCGTATTAGTGGAAGTAGCGTTACTATAGCCACCGCCACCGCTACCATTACTGGAAGTGCCAGATGAAGCGTTTACGTTTCTTCTTATAAATTCCATTTCTCCACTAGTTTAATGTTATTGTTACAGCTATAGTAATCCCTAGAATAGCTATCTACTATGAATTTCTTTGTGTCGCTAAGGAAAGGCACTGTTACTACTGTGTAGGGCTTCAGCCTTTCCCTTAAATTCAAATCCAACTGTATAGAAGGCTATTTGTATTGGGTTACAAAATCGTAAATGATATGTTCTTCCAGTCTGTGAGTTTCCCCACTGGCTAGGTTCTTCACTTCATCCAGATAGCTTTGTGTATTCCCATTCACCTTCATTACCAAACTGTATGTAGGTGCTTTGCTATCCCAAGTGTTTATCTTACATTCTATATCATCTGCTTCCTCTATGTACTAATCATTGATAATGTTTGTGTACTCTGTATCCGTTTCCCATTCATCATCCTTCACATTGGTATCTTTCGCTATGGCTAACTGTATGGAAAAATCCTTTAGCCAGATGGCATCCAACCTATAGCTACTATCCACCCTTCCCCTAGTATATATTGAAAACTCTGGGATACTACCCTAAACTGTAGCGGATTCTGGAAGGGATATTACATAGCCACTGGGAATACCAGAAAAGGAATAATCCCCAGATGTATCCAGTACGCTAAAATCCTTATTATTGATATGGTCGGTATTCGGTGCATTGAAGAATAATCTGAAGGTAGTATCTTCTGTAACCCATTTTCCACTTCTCCAGTAGGTAATACTATATCCGCTAGAAGTCTGCCTTTCCTCATAGTTCTTAAAGTAGTAATCACCCCACTTTAACTTACATTCCAGATACAGATTCATCCTATTAAAATCATCCTTCTTATTACCATAGTCGGTAGGTATATACATCCAGTTAGCCCTATCCAAAAACAAAGCACTACCCTTAATCACCATCTTAGTATTCTGGCCTATGTAGGTTTCTGGTATCTCTGAAGCTACAGTAGAGAAAACCAGTTTACCAGCTTCCTTATCGTGTTGGTGAATCAGTATGTAGTCAGTAAGGCTCTTATCAGTCTTAGACACAAAGAAGCCATCTATATTTATAGCGTTATATTTGTCAAAACTGGCCTATAGTATGGTAGCCCCTACATAGTTCTACAGTTCAGGGTAGCTTCTGCAAGTATCCAGATTTACACTGCTTCCAGTACTCTTATCGTAGTAGTACGTTTTGTAGTTCTTATTGGTAAGGAATCTGTATCTTCCATAAGTGCCACTGGTAGTACCATAAGAAGCCCCATCCAGTACATAGTTAAGTACTTTGTTCCATTCCCCATTAGCATTAGTAAGGTACTTTTCTTCAAATACATCTGGCAGTAAATCCTTATACTCGTTAATCTTACTGATTACGCTAATCTGGTTGTAGGATGGAAGCAGTGATATAGTGCCCCCATTTTCACTGTAGGCATCCCCATCTACTACATAGGAATCCGATACATCCATATCGGAATAGGTACTAAATTTGATTCTGTATCTTCTGTATTGGAATTTACCCAAAGATGAATAATTAATGAAGTACACTTCATCCCCAGAAGCCACACAAGTTACATTAAGGTATCTACAGATTTCTTCCAGTACTTCCTACATCGTCCAATCATCCCCATCTTCCTTAAAGAAATTCTGCTCGCTAATCTTCAATGAATCCAACTTAATCCCATCCAGAAAGGAAGGGAAGTACATATAGGTGTAGGGTGTCTTTTTCCTAAAGATGGTACGGATGATGTTTAGGAAAGTGAATGTTTTTGGCTTATCCTCTATAGGCTCGTACTTGAAGTACTGAAGTGTAGATAAAACATCCTAACATTCTATTTCCAGTTCTTCCTTATCCGTTTCAAAGCCCATATCATAAAGGTTAGGTGTTACAAAACCAGTCCATTCAACCTTACCAGCTTCATCCGTCAGTACCACACTTACATCCTAGGCCGTACTTTGGAATACATCAAACATATAATCATCTGCCAGTACCCTTACTGTAGCAGATGAATACTTACAGGGCTTAAAGATGGTGTTACCGTCACCTTCCAATTCTTCTACAAAGGGCTAGGTACACAGCACTATATTCTTAGTGCCAGTACCCACCTTTGTAGTAATGGTAACAGTATGTAAGGAATCATCTTTATCCCTAAACTTTCCTACATATTTCATTACTTCACTTTTGATATTTTACTGTTATAGTTACTAAGTACTCCTATCAGTTCCTTTCCCTTAATCTTAAAGACTACATCCCCACTAAGGCTTCTGCCATTTCCGTTACCACCGTCCAGTAATCTAAACAGATGTGCCTACTATTTGCCATTAAGTATCATTTCCCCCTTATTGGCTCTGATAAGGTTGTAATCCCCTATGGTAGTACTGCCACCAACTATACCACCATCCGCAAATTTGGCGAATGAAGCTATAGTGGCTATCACACCTATTACAGCGGCCACCCCAGCGGCTATAGCGGCTAGGTTAGCAGGGAAAGGTAGTGAAGCACCCGAAGCCGTTGCACTCGCTATAGCTTCCCCAGATTTAGCCCCAGTAGCGGCCAAAGATGCAGTAGTTTCCGCTTCTGAAGATGCTACACTGGCGGCACTTGCGGCACTCTATACGGCACTGGCACTTTGTAAGGCACTGCTAAAGGTATTGATACTGGATATAAGTGAAGTGATATTATCTATCACACCGAAGATGGTATTACCTATGGATTCTATCACTTCTAAGGCACTCATATCTTCAAAGCCCTTACTGATTTCAGATATACTATCCGCTAATCCAGTGGCAGCACCCCAACTGTTTTTCATCCCATCATACATTTCCTTATTAGCTTTCTTAATTGTTGCGGCTTGTTCCTTATTGATGATGTCTGGGGTTTTGCCATCCGTTTCTATCTTCACCTTTATCTACTGCTCCTACTGTGTTAGTTCCTTCAGCTTCTCGATGGCTTGTTTGTACTCACTGGATTCTACAGATGAAAATTCTATGATGGCCTTTTGTTTGGCTATCTCGTTTTGTATCTGCTTCAGTGAGCCTACCACCGCTTCAGGCTTCACTTCCACTAAGCCCAAAGTTACTTTAATCTGCTATTCCTATTCTGTAAGTGATTTGATCTGTGTCTATATCTTAGCTATGGCCTCTGCATCATTCGGATTCACTAGGTTAAGTGATTCCTTAGCCTTAGATAGCTTATCCTAAATATCCTTCAGGCTTCCTTCTGGATTCTTAGCGGATTCCACTGTTAATCCCAGTTGTATCTTCTGTGCATCCGCTACTTTCTGAAGTTCCGCTATCTGTTTCTTTAATGATGCTACGGCTTCCTTATCGTTTGTGTCGGTATTCTTCAGTTTGGATGTAAGGGAATTAATCTGGGATTCCGTTGCATCCAGACTACCTTTAACTGGGGCTACTTTCTTCTGTGTGGCAGTCTTTACCTTAGTAGTTTTCCCACTCGTTCCGCTACCACCATCCACAGTACCCAAATCCGTACTTACATCTGAAGTATCTATGGATACAGAAGGCTTCACAGTTACCTTAGCATCCGATTCTAAGCCCAGCCATTTCTTAAAGTCATTCCAAAGTTTAGCTATATAGTTGAATACCTTATTAACGGCATCCATCAAGCCATTCCACAATTTCACGGCAGCTTTGAAGATGGCACTATCAGTAATGGCCTTAGCTATCTTCTCCCACACTGGCTTTACATAGTCATTCCACAACTTCTACACTAAGGCACAAATCACAGATATTACTTCATTCACTACTTTTTGTACCTTTACCAGGGTCTGTATAAATGCAGTCCAGTTAGCTATCAGTTGCTTTATCAATCCCAGTACTGCCTAGATGGGTGCAGATTCCCCCATAGTAATCATAAAGGCATCCCAAGAAGATTTCAGCTTCGCAAAACTGCCAGATAGCGTACCCCCTTTGGTTTCCATCTGTTCATAGGCAGTATTAGTATCCGTTACGGCATTGGTCATATCCTTTAGTGCATCCCTACCCATTATAAGGGTGTTGGCGGCAGCCAGTCCGCTTCTGCCAAACAGATCTAACTTCTCTTTGGCACTCAAATTAGCCTTATCCAGATTCTCCAAAGCCTTATCCAGTCCAACTATAGCAGGGTTGAAGTTGTTGTTAGTCTGTGTAGTAAGCCTAACCAGTACGGCATTAAGGGAAGTACCAGCCACTTCAGCACTACTAAATTTGGGTGCAAGTGTTTCTATAGTGCCTATAAGCTACTGATAGGATAGGCCAGCTATGTTAGCCTAAGTACCAGATTTTTCTATGGCAGTCTGAAGGTAGATAACATCACCAGCACCATTCTTACTACCAGCGGCTAAACTATTGATAATACCACTGGCTTCAGTAGCAGATACATTCATCTGGTTCATCACAGTAGTAATACCTTTGGCGGCATCCTATACTTCCATACCAGCGGCCTTAGATAGTACCAAAGCGGCTTCTGTCACGGCTTCCAAGCCCTCTTTATCCTATAGAAGTTGTGGGGCTTGTGAGCCTATCAGTTTGAAGGATTCCACTATGGATGTAGCAGATGTACCAAACTTCATAGATAATTCTATAGCGGAATCACCTACATCCTACAAATCAGCACCCACCATACCAGTAAGGGAAGATAGGTCTTTCAGTGATTTATCAAATTCTTCTACTGATTTGGCGGCAGATACACCTACTGCCACTACTCCAGATATGGCGGCTACTGCCAATCCAACAGGCCCCAAAGCTATGTTAATGGCAGCACCCAAACCACCTACGGCGGCAGTAGTACCCCCTATGGTAGGGATAAGCGAGGTCAAAGCCCCAGAAGCACTTTTAGCACCATTGGCAAAGCCCATAATATCCCCACTACGGAAAGCGGATACCATACCGCTCAGGCTTCCAGTAAGCCCAGATATACTACCTTGAAATCCCTTTATAGTCTTATTGGCATCATCTACCTACTTCTTATACCGTCCTATGGATTGTGTCGCTTCCCTTAGCCCTTTTTCGTGCTTTGAGTTATCCAGTTTGATTTCTTCTTTTAGTATTGCAGGCATAATGTCATTTATTAAAAAGTTCCTTTTCTATCTGTCTGGCTCTTTCTCTAAGCCGTTTTATATCTTCATCTGATATGGTAGTGTTTTTCTGTGTACTACCATCTTCCCACGGAAATCTAAGTATATCCGTTATCTTCAGATTCTTCCTACTGTTCACCTATGCTATAACGTACATAAGCCATCTGGTTTGTTCCCACGAAACAGTATCCGCATACTGAAGCATATTGTATATATCATACACTTCCCAATCCTATAAACTATCCATAAAGTAATCCACTGGTATTAGCTTGTACTGGATTACTAAGGTCTGGAAAACTTTATGGATAATCAGTTTTTTTCATCTGTAGTGTTTTCCTCTGGGGTTTCTACTTTGATGCTTTTGTTTACCAGTTCGGCCTAAGTAGTGAATACATCCGTAATCCACTATGAAAATTCATTGATGGCAGCAGGGTTATCATCCAACCAATCCAAGAAATCATCAAAGGTAAGGGATGTATCCTTACTGGAAGCCACTACTACCGAATAGAAGAAAATCACTACATCAGAAATCCCCTTCGGGTTAAAACTCTTATTCGTTATATTCTCGTAAATCATCAAAGCCCTAAAGGTGTACTTCAGGGTAATATCCTTTTCCTTAATCGTTACTTTCATACTGTTTACCATTTATAAAGTTAAAGGGGATACTGGCACATTCCAGTACCCCCTATATAATCATTCTGGATTTGCGGCAGGTGCATTACTAGGTGTAGCAGTACTAGTGCTAGCACCTTTCTTAGTCAAAGCCCCACTACCAGTAAGGGTAATGCTAAATGTGGCATTTTCCCCAGTATTGGCATTGGCAGTAAGTGAAGTTACATAGGCTTTGCCAGAATAGTAGTTTTGCGTTTTATCTAAATCGTACTGTGCATTATTGCCACTTAATCCGTTCACATCCCAATCAGAAGCAAAACCGAAAGCTACTGTTAATTGGGTCTTGTTAATCATAGCATCGAAAAGCTATGTGTAGTACTTATCCGTATATAGGTTTTCAGAAGTGATTTCCCACGTTATATTTCCTATCTCGCTAGCACCCCAGTAGCCGTGATCTTTGCTTGAAATGTCGATAGTATTACCATTGATGGTAAGGGTATGTGCAGTGGCATAGGCTAAACTGTGTTCGTCACTAAACAGCATCAGCTCGTCACCTTTGATTATTTTTTCCATATCAATTTCTTTAATTCGTTTTTATTGTGAATGTCAATCTTTGTACATAGGCATCTTCCATAAATTCTTCCTACACAGAAGATAGCCTAATATCAGTGATTCTAATATCATCATCTTTGTATCTCCTTAACTCTAGGACACATCTAATTTGGTTAGCTACTTCCAGTGATTCCACATAGCTATCAGATACAGATAGTATCTGGAAATCCACACTGTTTTCTACCACACCATCCTTACAGTATTCCACTACTAATCCGCTTCTGGAATATACTATGAAGGGGTAGGTAGTATCCGCATTGGCTATCAGTGGGAATATCTTTTTAGGTGTCACCATCCCAGATAGTACTTCATCTTCGGAAAGCAGCTTATAGATGTATTTGCCTACCAATATGCTATTATCCATATTTCTTATCCGCTATTTCCTAAATCGTCTTTGTCAGTTCATCATCTAAGGTAGATTGTACTTTGTTCTTAGTGGCACTTCTGGCATCACTAAAGAAGTTTAGGGCTTTGATTTTGCCCCTATTGTATCCTTTCTTCGTCTTTCTCGTTTTCGTGCCACCTTCAAAGAATCTGGTACGGAATGTGCCAGATGATTTGCTCCTAGTTCCCATAACGTGTACTTTGGCTTCCATCCCATCCTTCACTTCGTAAGTTGAGGAAAGCACCCCCTATACCAGGGAATCACTATACTTACCTTTCTTTGAAGCGTTAGGCAGTGCTTTTCTAAGATTGCTTCTGGCTACTTTCCTAAGTTCGTTGGCGGCTTTCCTAAGTACTTTCTTTTCTATCCCCAGTACCTTCTTTGTAGATAGGGATTCCAGAAGTTCCCTAGCCCCAGATACATCTACTTCCAGATTATTCATTTACTATTTCCGTTAAGATGGTTTTTTGTTGTCTTTGTCTATCTGGTTCTATACTGATTACCCTATAGTACTTCCCATCATACAGTATCCTATCTGTATCCTACACATCTACATATATCCTAACCACAAACTTCTTACTGTAGTCATAGAAGATTTCTTCATTTTGGATAGTACGGCTACCTAAACTGTGTTCTACCTAAGCCCTAGTGGTTAGTACTCTCTGGTAGGTTGTGGATATATCACCGTAAACAGATTGCTATTCCATCTGTCTATAGATGGATATAACTTCATTCAATAATCCAGCCCTCATTACGGTAAGAAGTAGTGTTTGTACAATCCCAGTAAGTAATCTAAGGTGTAGGGTACTTTAACTACAGTACTGTAGGCCGTAGGCTCTCTGTTTGCGTACAAGTTGCCAACCAGTAGAAGGATGGAATGAATGATAGCGGATGGTAAAGCACCATCCACTACCAAATCTTCCAAAGCTATGTCCAGATGCTAAGATACTGCATCTTCAGCCACCTTAATCAGATCAGTTATATAGGCATCATCCTAAGTAAAGGATTCATCTATATTCAGATGCTTTTTTGTTTCTTCTAATGTCGTGTACATAGCTTCAATCCATTAATAACAGTATTATTCCGAAAGGGTTTTTGCCACAAATGCTTCTGCTCGTCTGGGCTTTGCGTCAAAGTAGGCATTAACCACCAATCTTACTTTACCGTTGGTAGCTTGCGAATAGGGGTCGATGGTTAAATCAATTCCTCCCCACTGGCCGATAACGTAATCTTCAAAGTTACCTAATACGATACCTTTGCAAGCGGAAGTACTAAGTACTGGGATACCATCTACTTCACCGTTTTCCATTACGAATAAGCCACTGCCAGAATCCTTAGAAGTTGTTTTAAGTTTGGCTTTGATAGCAGGGGATACGATATACTTAATATCACCGCTAACATTGGCTTCCTCTAAGGTTTGCATAAGTTCTACCATAGTAGTATAGGAAGTATCTGAAATAGTATCCGCACCGTTAAAGATTCCCTTTGGTTGTGTAGTACTGCCAGCGGCATCACCTAAGATGGTTTCTTCCAGTTTGTTTGAAATGGCCTTTACTATGTCGCTTCTTAAAAGTGCTTCAGCCGATACGCTATCTTGTAAAAGGAATTGCTTTGAAACATCCAGATAGGCAGTGATACGCTTAGGTTCTAAGTTTACTTCACTGAAAGTACCAGCACCATCATTAGCAGCGGCTATCTCTCCAGCCCATCCTACATTAGTACCACTGTAAGCCGGAATAGATACGTTACCAACTAATCCGGTCATATAGTTTGCACCGGCTTCAACCATTACCAGATTTGCCCTAAGCGGTTCTAAGATGTTCAACTTATCTTCTGCTACAATCTCCTAGCCAGCAGTGGCTACGGTTGCTTGTACAGTGCTTCTTTCCTCTACTGGAAGTACAATCTGGCCACCATAGGATAAGCCAGCTTTGCGCATTTCAGAAATACCTTCATTAACTACTTCTTGACTGCGCTCGTCTAATTGGCGGTTGTTGGCTACATCACTAATAGCCTTCAAAAGTGAAAACTTTTCCATACTTCTTTTATTCGTTTCTTTGTTTAGTTTCTCGTTTAATTGTCTAATCTCATTATCTACTTCGGCCATCTGTTTCTTCAGGGCATCTAACTTATCCGATTCCTCATTATCCAACTTCCTAGATTCCTTTTCTGCATTGGCTATGATGGCTTCAGCTTGTATCTTCAACTGGTTACGCTTGTCTATTAATTCCACGCTATTCATAGTTATTTTATTATTATGTATTCGGCATTACATTTAGGGCAAATATAGAATGAAGTGATACCACCATCTTCATTATCTGTGTCGCTTTGCCAGATTAGATCTGTGTTACAGTACTGGCACTTCATTCTAATCCCTCCCTAAGTTGTTTGTAGTAATCTTCCATTTCCTTCTTATCTTTGGCCTTAGCTTCATCCAAGCCCCTAGTATCCACACTTACAGTAGTGGCATCATAAGCAGCCCTATACACTGGTGATACATCAAACATCCTTTCTATAACGCTAATGGTTCTTAGGTAGCTACCATCATTCCGCTTAGTCCATTTATCTTCACCAACCTTAAAGGCAAAACTGGAAGCGGAAATATCACCCCTTTTCAGACCTTCTAAAAGTTCATCCCCCAGACTGGTATTTGGTGCTTCAAAGCTATATCTAAGCCCCTTTTCATCTACTTCTAAGGTAAGGCTACCAGTGCCTTTATTGCTTCTGGCTAGTACCCCCTTATCTTCATTGTGATTTAGTAAACACAAAATATCTGATTTGGCCAACACACCTTCTAAGGCTCTGGGTTCTATCACTTCAGTAAAGCCACCCAAATCCCTAGATTCACTGTTAAACACTACAGCATAGCCTTCTACCTTTCGGGAATCTGGCTATGTGGTAATGTTATCTTCAAACATTCTTCTTTCTCTCATACATTTATATTTTTACCATAGTTTAGTACCAGATAGCGTGAAAGTACCATCATCCGAAACGTGCAGCTCGCAACTGCCAGCCTTAGCGTTTAATGAAATGTAGTTTGCCTTTACACAGGTAGGGTAAAACACAAACTTAGAGCCACTGGCATAGTTAGCCCTTATACAGAAATTGATAGGTTCACCATTCAGCATAGCAGTATGTACTTTCTGGAAATCGGCTACATTGGCAAAGGCATTAGGATTAGTACCCAAATCTATTTCCAATATGATAGGGGCTACCAGATTCAGTACATCTTCTGGGGTTGGTACATTGTTTAAGGTCGCTATCTCATTCCCATTATAGTAAGCCCTACCATTAGTGGTATTTAGGTTAATATCACCAATACTATACAAAGTAGCGTTTTCAGGGGCTATCATCAGCTAAGAATACTGATTACCCCTTCCATTCCAAAAGTAGTTAGCATCATTGGGCATTAACTATAGGCCACCTATCCAGTGGTTATTTTCTATTACAATCTGTGCCACTCGGTCTATATATTCCGAATAGTACCAAAGGGTTTTCTGCTTACCGTCTAACTTATCATCTACATCCTATTTGGTGTAGTAGTCTGATAAGGGGAAGTAGATGGTATCTGTGATTTCTTCTAATTCATCTGAAGCACCATCTACCAGTACTATATCTGTGTATTCGTTGGTACACAGATTTTCTATCCCATCTATGTAGCTTTCATTATCCAGATAGAAGTATCTTTCTACTTTTAATCTGCCAATCCCTATAGGGCTAATAGTATCCCCATTGTGGATGTTCATAATGCTAAGGATACTGCCATCATCCAGAAAACTACAGTTCTTACATTCCGTACCATCAAAGGATACTTCATAGGTATTCATTCCGTTTGGCACATAGTACACAAACCGAAAAGGCTAGTTTTTGTATTTCTCACCTATACTACTGTGTATGGTGAAATCTGATTTGTAGTTTATCCTTACCATCTACCTTTATACAAATTATTGTTTAACATCATTATCTATTTTGTTATCGGTCGGCACATTCTAAGCGGCCTTATTTACTTCCATTAAGTTCACCTATACAAAATGGGAATCACCGCCTTCTATGTACGGTAAATCTATTTCCTTTCTAATCTCATTGCAGCTTACCACACCGATATTAAAAAGGGTACTGTAGTAAGTGGCTAAACTCTGCTTGTCAGCCCTAAGAAGTCTGGATGTATCAAAGCGCACATCTATACTATCCTTTTCAGATGGCTTATACAGTTTCCTTTCAAACTCTAATTCCAGTTTCTCCAGTAAAGGGGATAGGGTATCAGTGAGGAAAGAAAGGTTAGTGGCTTCCACAGTACTATAGGATGATTTGGATAGATCAAAAGCCTTCACTGGGGATACACCAAAGAATCTGCAAATATCAATCACATCAAACTATCTGGTTTCTAACAGTTGTGCATCTGAAGGATTAACGGTAATGGGCTTAAACTCCATATTACCTTCTAATACTGCCACCCCATTAGGCTAGCCAGTAGAAGGGCTAAAGGCAGTTTGCCAACTGGTTTTCAAATCTTGCTTCTGTTTACTCGTTAAGGTACTTTGCACCGTCAGGATACCAGCCAGATTAGCACCGCCTTTGAAGAATCCGCTAGCGTGTGCTTCTGCATCGGCAGCCAGTCCTAGTGTGTTCTTTGCGTGTGCCAGTGTCGATATACCAGTAATACCATCATAGCTAAAGTTAAGTATATGAATCATATTGCAGGCTTCAATCACATTACTTAAACTAGTAACGCTATAAGCCACATTATCCCCCAGTGTTTTAGGGGTAATGATTGTAACTAAGTCGGATGGTATGTAGTGCAAAGCAGTAGCATTACCTTCATTATCTCTTTCTATGTAGGCAAATCCGTTACCTTTAAGAAGCGTACTTACTACCAGGGTCTTTATGAAAGTAAATCTGGTCATTCTCTGGTTAGGCTCACTATTCAGAAGCCTATAAGTAGGATGGGAAGTAAACTTTACTTTGTACCCATTGGTATCCATCTTATAGGGTTCTAAGGGTAGCTATGCCACCGAATCAGATATTACTTCCACACACCGATATACAGTACTAAGTAACATTGCCTTACTGGTAGAATAGGAAGCCCCACTATTATACATCAAGTAATCAAAGGTACTGCTTCTTTCTTCTACGGTTTCTTGTTTCTTCTTTCTATTAAACCAATTCATATTTTTTCTTAAATCTTTATCGGTGATAACTTCTATGTGAATTTATATTAGTACTTTTGTGTCAAATTACAGTATTATGTATTGCAAGTATTGTGGTAATCAAATAGATGATAATTCTAAGTTCTGCAAGTTTTGTGGAAAAAAACTTGTAGAAACACAAAAGGTGAACATTGAGTTTACTAAACCAATAATAATTGAAAACATCTTAGTGTATATTAAAAAACAATATGAAAAATATCGTTTATTCTTCAAATTGCTTATGAAAGATGAAATGTTGATATTTTATCCTTTACTTGCATTTATATTTATTGTCTGGATTACCTTTTTGACCTTTGCCATAATAGGAGGGATATTAACACTTCTACATATCAGTACAAGCTCTATTCCAGATTCTTATGGAATTATTTTAGTAATTATAATTACTATTATTTTGTTTAATTGGTTTGTAAATTATTACGTTAAACACGAGCAATCAAAAAGTTAGTATCTCATTAGTGAAGTGGGGTGTATCTAAGTACATCCCTAATGCCTATATCATACTAATAGCCCCATCTATCTTCTTTGCCTTAATGGATTTGTTTGGTTTCACATTTCCATTATGGTCGGATTTTAGTGTTACGTTCTTAAAGCACCATCTGGTAATCTCGTTATTATCCACTACGGCTTTACCAGATAGTAACAGCCTTTCCATTTCTCTAGTAGGCTTATTGAAGTTTCCTAGTGTCTGGGGGTATTCCTCTAAGGGTAATCCCAAATCTGTAGCACTGATAGCCCACTGGGTAGCATTGTACTTATCATAGCCTACCTTTTGGATGGATACCAGATTACTATACTTCATTATATCATTTGTAATGTAGTCGTAATCCGTAACATTACCTTCAGTAATCTATAGTAGCCCCATCTGCTTCCAGTACTTATACAGTTCCCTATCTGGCTTTTCCCTTAAAGCGGCTTCTGGTAGGTAGTAATCAGTTCTGAAGTAGTACTTACCATCATCCACTATCAGATAGCTTACAGCCGTTAAATCTGAAGTGGCGGCTAAATCCACACCTATATAACAGGGCATATCCTTAAAGCGTTCAAAATCTAAATCCCTACTGGCTTTTACTATGTAGTTTTCTGGAAGCCACACCTAAGCAGTATCACACCAAAGATTAAGTGTTTTGGTTTTCACACCAACTTCTTCAGATGGATTATTTATGGCACTTTGTACCTATTCCCTAATATACTTTCGGGTTACTGTAATATCCAGATTTGGCGCACACTTTATCCAGTTGGCTTCCTTAGTCCAATCATCTTCAGTATCTAGGCAGTAGATAGCAATAAACATACTATCATCTTCCTTCAGTCCATTAAGAATATCTATAGCAGTACTTCTTAGCTTATAGCAGGGTAAGGTCTTATCAAAGCCAGCAGTAGTGATAGTACACAGATGGGGGTTAGTTCTCATACCCATAGATGATTTGATTACATCCCTTACTTTACTGTTCTTTGCACTGTGGTATTCGTCGATCAGTCCAAAGGAAGCATTAAAGCCATCCAGTTTACTATCATCAGCGGCAAATACTCTTAGCTTACTGTTATTCATATCTAGTAAGATGGAATCCCTATAAGCCTTCAGATACTTTGCTTTGGGGTCTAACTATTTGGTGAAGGCACTACAGAAGGAAAAGGCTATCTTTGCCTATTCCTTACTATTGGCGGCTAAATCCACTTCAGCCCCATCTTCACCATCTGCTATAAGGAAGTACAAACACAGTGCAGCGGCTAAGGCAGTCTTTCCCTACTTTCTACTGATTTCAATATAGCTAGTACTGAATCTTCTATTATCAGTACCTTTCCAGTACCATCCTACTATATTGGCTACTATGAAAGCCTACCAATCTTCCAGTACAAAGTTCTTTCCAGATGATTTGCCAGTGAAATGTTTAAGGGTACTAATGAAGTCTATAGCACCATCTACCACATCTTCCCTAAATTCCAAATCATCCCTTTCTAAGTCTGTCTGGAATCTATGGATAGCCAGTTTGATATTTTCACCTACTACTACTTTTCCACTGGTTACATCTTCCACATATCTATAGTAAGGTTTCATAAGTCGAAAACGTATTTAATCTGGAATCCGTCAGCCTTTCTAATGTTAGGGTACTACTTCTGAAGGAAAGCCCACTTTCTAGTTTTGTGCCTATGCCACATAGTTATAGGGTGTACCCTTTCCCCAGATTCCAGTATATAGAAATCTGATTTAATCTTATCTATCTGTTTGTAGTTTGCAGCTTTGTAGATAGTACCTTCATTTCCCACATCACTACTGTTATCCGCATAGCTAATAAGGTGCTTAATCTCTGGGTGTACCTTCCTTAGATAATGGTGAAGTAGTGATAGTGTTATAGTTTCG